TTCTTCTACAAGGACCCGATAGGTTGCCTGCAATGGCCGCGGCCGATCCTATAATAGGAGTAAGTGCCAGGCTGATGAAGAACGACCATCCATACCCAAGCCGACCAGCCGATCCTATTCTTCCTATGTAGTCGCATATAAGAACGTAGAATAGAGATATCAGAAAGAACTCCATTATCTATTCCTGTTGTCTATCACTATCCTCATGCAAGAATTGCATACTACGACCGGCCCTTCGGGAGTCATGGCGACTTCTCTGTCGCAATTCGATTCACACTCTTTCTTTCCGACTGGCGCGAAGTCTCTCAGGGTTTTTCTTTTCTTGTCCATGTTGTTGATTATATATGCAAATATATGAATAGTTATCCGATTTGTAATATATAAATTATATATCTTTGCTATATAAAAAAAGATAGAATAATGAGCAAGCTTAAAATGCTGAGAAATAAAATATATCTGTTCGATACGTGCCTAAACGACTTGGTCGCTCTTTTGGTTATAGGTTCATCTGTAGCTATGCTTGCATTCGAGGCTACTATGTTTGCAGGCATTGCTATAATGTCGATTAGCTGCCTTTATTTGGTTTTCGTAAAGACTCGAATAAACGCAGGCGAATTCGAATTGGACAAGAGCCTTTATGAGCCGCCTACCATCGGAGAGACCATCACAATACGGCGAAATTTCAAATATGATATCAGCAAAGTCTCGAATCGAGGAAACTATATCTATGAAAAGTCGATTATCGATTTTGAAAAAGGATTGGAGTTCGAAGTGGTAGAGGTAATAGAGATTAAAGATGATTGGATACTTAGATTGAAAGGCACAGATTGGAATGCCGAAGTATTCTATCTAGACGTAAAATCTCGTGTCATGACAAAATCAGACGAGAGAGAAGAAAAGCTGAAAAGGATATTGGGAAGATAGCATTAGATTATTCTTCCTATTCCAGTCTAGCGATTTCCCGTCTCTCATTTGAATTTCTTCTTCAAGTCGTTGAGGTCGTCTAGATACATATCTTTGGGATCCGTTTCTTCTAGCTTCTTGATCTCGCCTTTCTTGGTCGTGAAGTCTTCTTTCAGCTTATCGAAAAGCTCTTTCGTCAGAGAGTAGATTGGCATTCTTAAAAGATAGTCGAAAGAATCGTCGATCTTGTCGAGCTTCATTTCTACGATGCCTTCTATGATAAGCGCTTTAGAAACATTGTTTATCTTAAGCTTCTCGTCTAAGATAGCTTTGATGAACCTTCCTCTGTTGCTTAGTATCTTTAGGTCGTGGTTCATCCTAGCAAGCATGAACTCTTTTCTCTTGTCATAGTAGGTAAGCCTGAAATTCACGAAGTATTCGATTATCTCTGAAGTGGTCTCGAATATCTTCAGCTTACCATGCTCGTCGAGCGTCGAGAATATCTCGGTAGATGCTTCTTCCAGCTTGAACATCTTCATAAGCTTTTCGTCGGTGTGCTTCTCTAGGTCGGCTCTCGTGAATTTGATTACGTATTCTATGCTGTCCTTGCAGTTGTCGTCGTAGGAAACGATTTCTTTCGCGTCGCAAAGCTTGTCTAGCAAGTCTTCATACTTCTCGAAAGTCATGGACGGCGGCAGCTCGGTTATCTTTACCGTAGACGTGTTGATCCTCTCAATCTTTCCTCTGATGATCCATCTCTTGTGATTCTCTGTATCTTGCAGGAAATCTCCTGTGAACTCTCTCAGCGAAGGAGCGATTTCTTCTATCTTCTTTCCGGCAAGCAGCTTTATGCATGAGTCTGTAACGCTCTTGACATCTCTGTTTAGTATGTTCGTCGCGAATCCCACGGCGATTCCCGAAGATCCGTTTATGAGTACAGTAGGTATGATAGGCAGGAAGAACTCTGGTTCTATACGTTCGCCTTCTTCTTCTTTGTAGTTCAGTAGGTCGAAGTCTTTGTACATCAGCCTGAAGTTGTCGGACAGCTTTGTTCCGATATATCGAGGTGCGCCGGCTTGTGGAGACCTAAGAGATCCGAACTGTCCGTCTTCCTCCAATAGAGGCGCGTTGTTCTTGAACTTCTGTGCCATGTTTATTATGGCAGAATTTAAACTTGCGTCGCCGTGGTGATAGAACACGTCGCTGGCGACTTTACCAGATAGCTGGAATATCTTTAGCACTTTCTCGTTGCCTGTCTTCCATATCTGGTTGGCGACATGTATCACCTTTCTCTGTGATGGCTTCAGCCCGTCTATAACCGACGGAATCGCTCTTCCCTCTATCGAATACATGGCGAAATGCTTGTATTCTACCGATAAGAATTCTGTTATTGTTTTTTCTGTCATAGTTTCCTATATAGTAAAAAATTTTTCTGCTTTTTAGAATATCGTTTTTAATATATACTAAAATAAGAATTTTGTTTATTATGAGAATAAAGAGATACGACCAATACATAAGAGAAAACCTTCTGCTTAAAGACGACTACCTAAAAGACGAACTTGCCAGGATGGGAGTCGAGGGAAAAGAGCAGGAACAGCAAGTAATCCTCGCCAAGAGAGGTCACCTAGGAATCTACCTGGAGAAAAACGGAGGGCAGTTCACCTTTGGAATACTTAGAGCCATATTCAAGGACGCAAAAGAAGCCAAATTCACGCAAGACACCAAGAAGGCTCTCTGGTCAGCTCTTCCAAGAGCGATTCCTTTGATATTGGCACCTTTCTTTCCTATAATGGCGGTAGTCGGCCTTGTTTTTGGTGGCACCAGGCTGTTCAACAGAATAACAAAGCCAATCTTTCAGAACTTGGATTCTGAATCCAAATACGTGGACTTTCTGAAAAGCTTCATAAAGGTCGCGGCGAAAGTACCTGAAGGAGAAGTAGACGTAGAGGACAGGTTCGCCAGGGCATTCGTGGTCGAAGACAGATTGATAGATGCGCTCAAGCCAGAAGTGGTAGACGCCTTCGCGACTCATCTGGTGAAGAAGATGGAGGCAGAGTCGGACGACGCTCAGGTTCCAGACCACTATATAGAAAACGAGCTTAAGAAATATCTTAACGACAATTTCGATGTCACTCCTGAAATACCTTTGAAGAAATAATATAAAGAGCCGCTTGTTTTAGCGGCTTTTCTTTTGATTATAAACAAAAAAGACTTTTTGATATATATAACCAAAAAATCTACATTTTGCAATGGCTAAGAAAATAGAAGACAAATATAAAGTACTAGATCAGATATCTCATATCTTATTAAGGCCTGGTACTTATGTAGGTTCAAACAAACCAAGCACATCTCTTAAATGGGTATTTGATGACAATAAGATGATTCAAAAAGAAATAACTTATATACCATCATTTCTAAAGATATTCGACGAGGTTGTTACGAACTCAGTTGATGAGCATCAAAGAAACCCTAAATTAAATAGAATCGATGTAAATATAGATCTAAGCAAAAGCCAAATATCTGTTAGAGACAACGGAGGCATTCCTATTGTTATACACAAAGACCATAATCAATACGTGCCAGAAGTAATTTTTGGAAACCTTATGTCAGGATCCAACTATGACGATACCGAAGAACGAACGGTTGCAGGCACTAATGGTTTAGGTGCAAAATTATCCAACGTTTTTTCTAAAGAATTTATAGTATCTTCTTGCGACGGGAAAAATCATTTTCAACAAGTCTACTCTAGCAATATGAGAGAAAGAACAAAGCCCGTTATTAAAAAGTCAACTAAAAATCACACCGAAATAACATACACACCTGATCTAGAAAAATTTGGCTTGACTAACATTGATGAGGATCACTTAAAGATGATCGAGAAAAGAATCTACGACATCGCAGCATGCAATACAGGGCTAAAAATCTACTTCAACGGAAATCTGATAAACATCAACTCGTTCGAGGACTACATCAAGCTTTATGCAGAAGAATACTTCTACGAGTTCAAGAAAGACAAGACCTGGTCTTTAGGCATCGCTCTTTCTCAAAACGGATTCCAGCAAGTAAGTTTCGCCAACACAACCGAGACCTATGACGGAGGAACGCACGTAGACTACATAATGAACCAGATCATAGTAAGCCTTAGAGAGTTCTTCTTGAAGAAGCATAAAGTAGACATCAAGCCATCCGAGCTAAAGCAGCATATGTTCTTGTTCTTGGACGCGAACGTGATCAACCCTTCTTTCTCTTCTCAGACAAAAGAAAAGCTTATTACAGAAGCAAAAGAGTTTGGAACCGCTTTCGAGGTAAGCGCAAAGCTTATTCAGTCTATATTGAAGTCAGAGATAGTAAACTCTATCTTGGACTGGATCCAGCAAAAGAAGAACGCAGAGGACAGCAAGCTTCAAAGAGATCTTAATAAAAAACTTACAAAAATCAAGGTCGAGAAGCTTATCGACGCAAAAGGCAAAGACAGATGGAAGTATTCTATTGGATTGTTCGAGGGAGACTCTGCGATCTCGGCGTTCAGAAAGTATAGGACGCCAGAGACTATGGGTGCCTTCGCGCTAAAAGGAAAGTTTGTAAACGTGTCGGAAATAACAAACCAAAAGCTGGTGCAAAACGACGAGGCGGTAAACCTTATGGCTTCTATCGGATTGAAGCTTGGACAGCCTATCGACGTCAGAAACCTTAGATATGGAAGAGTTCTTATATTCACCGACGCGGATATGGACGGAAACGCGATTTCAGCGCTTTTGATAAACTTCTTCTACAAATACTGGCCAGACATGTTCGAGTGCAAGATGATCTACAAGGTAGAGACTCCAATCGTCGTCGCCATACCGAAGGCCAAGACAAAGAAGAAGGTTCTTTTCTATACACAGAGCGAATACAACGAATGGTCTGAACAAAACGATCTAAAGCAATTCGAGATAAAGTACAAGAAAGGATTGGCAGCTCTTGTAGACGACGAGTATGACGACATCATCAACAGACCTAGGCTTACTCTGATAACCAAAGACGAAGCTTCTAAAGGATCTTTGGAGACTTGGTTTGGCAAGAGCTCGGATTTGAGAAAAAACGAGCTTCTTAAATAGATTTTAAAAAATATTCCTTAAATTCACAGGTAAAGAATGCAATTTCGAAAAAGTATGGAGTTGAGTGATTTGATACCGGACGGATCCGACGCTTGGAAGGTTGGAAAGCGCCAGCTGACATACAAGAAGTATGCTAATATTCCCATATGCTATATCGAGGATGGCGTCGCCTATGTCTACTTGGACAAAAGAATATACAAGCAGGTGCTGCACCTGACTCGTCGGCTTATGGACATAGAAGCGGAATTCTACTTCACCACGCCAGAGCTGTCAAGCCCGAAAGGATTGGAAGACCATCATCTCGCCATACTACACAACTATCTTAGATCATACATACAGAAAGAATTCTCCAGAGGATTCAATAGGCTGGGATTCGACATCATACGAAACATGACCGACTGGGCCAAAAAGGAAGGTTGCTTTTCACTTATAAGGGAAAGCTACGAATCGGTAAAGCTCATAGCCAACCGAAAAGACTACGACCATTATGGCAGGTTCTACACTTATGAATACTCGCAAGAGATAAGAGACGACTACGACCGACTTTACAGAGAGATACAGATAAATAGCATTCTTTGACATAAAAACAAAACATAGCGGCGTTTTTTTTCTATATAATAAAAAATAATAACTGCTATATGTTAGTTGACCTCATCATCGATGGAAATTATATTTTAAGCAAGCTAGTTTTTACATTACATAAGAATAATCTACTTTTTGGTGCATTACACAAGTCTTTAGAAAATACTATAAGCAACTATCGCAAATGGTACCCGTTCGCGAATATTTACTTAGTTTCCGACTCCAAAGAAAAATCTTGGAGAAAACAATACACAAACGCCTATAAGGCGACCAGAAAAAAAGACAGCGACATCGACTGGAACTTCGTCTACGAGACGTATGGCGAGTTCAAGAAAAGCATCGGAGCAGGATTCAAAGTCTTGGAAGCTCCGCATGTAGAAGGCGACGACTGGATCTCTTTCTTGACCGAAAGAGCCAACAATGAAGCAAGGTCTACGATAATAGTCTCGAACGACTACGACATCAAGCAGATAGTAAACTATGGCTTAGAACCTCTCTACATAAACATCATGTCTAACGAGATGTTCAACAAAGAGAAGCTTTTCCTACCAAAGAACTACCAGATATTCCTAAACAAAGTATCCAAGCTACCAAACGACGACATCTTCGAGCTTAACGACAACACAGAGTTTTTGGCACTCATGGATAGATTCATGACCAAATACGAGATGAACGAGATAAACCCTGTCGAGTCTCTTATGGTAAAGATAATATCCGGAGACCAAAGCGACAACATATCTTCGGTATGGAACGTTACCAAGAACGGCAAGACAAGAGGTATCGGGGCGAAAGGTGCTCAGGGAATATACAACTCCTATATCGAGGAGTTCGGAGAGGTAAACCTTGGAGATCCAGACCTTCATGAAAACATAGCAGACTTGATCTGCGAGAAGAAGAAGCTGAGCAAGTCGAACATGGAAGAAATCGTCGAGAACATAAAAGGAAACTTCAAGCTTATCGATCTGAGGCTTCACAACCTTCCAGACGAGATCCTTGAAAAGATGAAATCAGGATACGAAAGCACACAATAAACTTTTCTTCTTGTAAAATATAGAATACTCTTAAACCTATTTATAATGGCAGAGATAACAGATGTCGCCAACGCGATATTCAAATTCAAGAATGACTGGATATACAACAAAGAGGGAGATAGAATAAGTGATGATGATAAAATACGATTTATTTTTATCTTCAACAGATACCTATCTAAAAAATATCCTGAAAAGGCTCAGCTTTTGAACTTAAAAACGATAGATAAAGCAACCGCTATGGACTTGTGGTTTCACTTCATGAAGACACAGCCATATCCAGACTGGTTCTGGAGCAAGAGCCCAAAGCAGGAAAAGGATATGCCAGAGAAAGAATACAAGCAGCTTCTCCGGCATCTTTCGATAAAAGAATCCGACTTAGACTATCTTATCGATAGATATCCAGACTTCATAAAAGAAGAGCAGGCATATCTGAAGAAGCTAGAAAAAGGAAATTAACAAAAAAAAATAAACTAATATGAACACAGTCGAAAAAGAAACCACAATGAATTGGTATGTACTAAGGTCTCAATCTAATAGAGAGAAATCTGTATCTGAGAAGTTAATCAAAGAAGGAGAAGTAGGAGACCTTATGGGCAAGCTTGGACGAGTAATCGTTCCTATCGAAAACTCTTTCTATCTAAAAAACGGAAAGAAAGTAAAGAGAGAGAAAGTAAAATTCCCTGGGTATATCTTCATCGAGACCAACGCGGTCGGCGAGCTTAAGTTCTTCCTAAAAGGTCTAAACGGTGCACAAGGATTCTTGACAAGCAGAGCCGGCGACATACTTCCTCTTACCCAATTGGAAGTAGATAGAATGATTGGAGAGCATCAAAGAGTAAAAGAAGCAGTAAGCGAAGAAGTAAGATACGTCATTGGAGAAGACATCTCGATATTGGACGGACCATTCAACGGATTCAAAGGAAAGATCGACCAGATTAGCGGCGACAAGGTAAAAGTCGCGGTCTCTGTTTTTGGAAGGATAACTCTACTCGAGCTAAACATCATCCAAATCGACAAAAGACATGGTGATCAATAGCCAATAGCCAAAACAAAGATAAGGATATGGAATCTGAAGAATTAGAAAGAATATCAGAATCTTTTGACAAAATAGGGAAGCTTTTAATTGGAGGAAACCCTAAATTCTCTACAAGATATCTGATGGATATTCTTAGTTGGAGGAACAATATAAGGATGTCAAAAATTAAAAAGATATTCGATAGATGAGCAAGGAACAGAGAG